AGAGTTAGAACAGAAAAGAGAACTTCAAAATAAATTTTTTAGAACAACTGATAGGGGTTTTCAAAAAGCACTTCAATATGAAGCAGCAAGATTACCTGCATACATGGATTATGAAGGGATGGAATATTATCCTATTATCAGCAGTGCGTTAGATTTATTCATGGAAGAAGCAACTACAATTGGTTTCAATGGTAAAATGTTAAATATATATTCCAATAAAGAAAGAATAAAAATGTTGTTAGAGGAATTTTTTTATGATATAGTAAATGTTAATGTTAATTTACCATTCTGGGTAAGAAATACACCAATTAAATATGATAGTATTATCCCATTATTGAGTGGTGAAGAAATCACAATAAAAGAATTATCAGAAAGATTAAAGAAAAACCCAAAGGATGAAATTTGGACTTATTCAATTCAAGATAAAACAAATAAAATAGTTGCTGGTAAAATAGTTTGGTGTGATTTAACTAGAAAAGATAGTGATATATTAAAAATTACTTTCGATGATGGTACATATGTTGAAACAACACCAGACCATGAATATATGCTTAGAAATGGTTCATATTTAAGAGCAGATAAATTAAATGCTGGTTCTAGTTTAATGCCATTTTATACATTAACAAGTAATGAGGCTAATTATATTTCTGGATACGAAAAAGTTTATAATCCAGCATCAAATCATCATGTATTTACCCATAGAATTGTTGCACAAGAATGTGTTATTAATTTAGATGAAGAGAATAGAATAAAAGAAGATTTTGTTACACACCATGTTGATTTTAATAAAAAGAATAATAGTCCTTCAAATTTATTAAGAATGACAAATGCTGAACATGGTAATTATCATGCTAAACTAGGTAATGTGGGAAAAATTATATTACAAAGAGAAGATGTAAGAAAAAATAGAATGTTAGGTATTGATAAATATTTACGTTCAGAAAAAAGAAAAAAAAGATTATCAAAAGAAATGTTAGGAATTTACCCAACTTATTTTGATAAATATAATAACAGTCCATTACATGATGAACATAATATTATTCGTAAGAATAAAATGACAGAATTGTGGTTAGATGAAAATTATCAGAATAAAGTAAAAGATAAGATGCAATTAAAATTAAATGATAATTGTTTAAAACATATAGTTAATATTTTGGGTCGTAGTAAGACATATATTGGATGTGCTAATTTAGGAAAAGAATTAATGAAAGATGCTCAATTCATGCTATTATTTAAATCATCTAATCCTAATATTAGAAAAAATTTAAATAAATCATTAAGTAGTACTACATTATATAAACTTATATTTAGAAAAACGCAAATGAAATATTGTGATTTTGTGTCAAGTATTAATCCTAAGATAATTAATGAAACAAATTTTAAAAGAGCAAATGCTATTTCAAATAAATCTAATATAAAAGCATCATCAATATTAAATCATAAAGTATTATCGATTGAAAAAATTGATGAAAAATGTGATGTTTATTGTATGGAAGTTGTTGGCAAAAACAATGAGCAAGATAGACATAATTTTCCTGTTTGTAGTAAAAATGAAAACGGTGAATATACCAGAAATGGTGTCTTTCTTTCGAATTGTAAATATGGCGATAATTTCGTCCTATTATATGGTGAACGTAAAAAAGGTATTACTCATGTGAAACAATTAGTTAATTACGAAATTGAAAGATTTGAAAGAATTCAAAATGGTAAACCATTGGTTAAATTCAAAGAAAGAATGACTGGTGACGAATTTAATGTTTTTGAAATTGCTCATTTTCGACTTTTAGGTGATGATAAATATTTACCTTATGGAAGTTCTATTTTAAATAAAGTTCGCAGAGTTTTTAGACAACTTGTAATGGCAGAAGATGCCATGCTTACATATCGTATTATTCGTGCTGGTGAAAAGAAAGTATTTAAAATTGATGTTGGAAATATTGATGAGGATGATATTGAAGAATATATTTATAAAGTTGCTACAAAATTTAAAAAATCAGCACAAGTAAATCCAAATGATGGTCAGATTGATTATCGTTTTAATATACTTGGTAATGATGAAGATTATTTTATTCCAGTTAGAAATGCAAATACTGAAACTGGTATTGATACATTACCCGGTGCAACTAACCTAGATGCTATACAAGATATTGAGTATCTGAGAGATAACCTTTTCATCGGACTTGGGATTCCAAAACCTTTTTTATCATTTCAAGATGCTGCAGGTGCAGGTAAAAATATGGCACAATATGATATTAGATTTTCAAAAAAAATAAATCGTATTCAACAAGCCATAATTCAAGAATTGAATAAAATGGCAATGGTTCATTTATATTTATTAGGATATACTGGCGAAGATTTAAGTAGTTTTACACTTACGCTCACAAATCCAAGTACTCAACAAGAATTATTAAAGTCTGAATTAATGCGTGATAAAGCACAAACATATACTGAATTAACACGTGCTGAAGGTGGTATTGCAGCTATGTCACATACTACTGCAAAACGTATGATTTTCAATATGAGTGATAAAGCTATTGTTGATGATTTGAAACAACAAAAAATGGAAAAAGTTGTTATGCAAGAACTTCAAGATTCTCCAGTTACAATTAAAAAATCTGGTTTGTTTACTGATATTGATAAACGTTTTGGTTCACCAGAAGAAATGCCAATATCTGGTGCAACTGCTGGTGCAGGTACTCCACCACCTGCTGGTGGTGCTCTTCCTTCTGCTGGTGGTGGAACTGGTGCTCCACCTGCTGGTGGTGCTCTTCCTTCTGCTGGTGGTGGAACTGGTGCTCCACCTGCTGGTGGTGCTCTTCCTTCTGCTGGTGGTATAAATGGTGGTGGAGCAACAGGTGGTGCTGAAACAATGATGGAAAATAAAAAAAATAAATTAAGTGAAGAAGATTTTAATAAACATATTGAAAAATTAGTATATGGAAGTAGTAAGGAAACTGAAATTAAAAAAGAAACTGAACATACACAAATTATTCAAGAAAATAATGAAATTAATGATTATTTGAACAACAAAGCATTGAATATGGTTAACGAAATTACTAATTTATTAGAAAATCATGAAAGTATAAATACAGAACAAAAAAATATTGAAATACAAGATACTGAAATTATGGATATTGAAAACATTGATTTAAACGAATAATTTAGATATATTATTTATATATTGCATGATGATAACATTTACAATTAATTTTAGTATTTATTATAAATCGAATAATATCATATGAAAAACGCCAACATAGGAGTAGTTAATTTAATAATTTCAAACAAATTAAAAGATTCTTATTTTAATGATAAATTGATTGAAGAATCTAAAAAAATTGCTTTTGATTTTCTTGATATAATCAAAAGTTCTCCAATTTTACAATTAGAATTTAAAGTGTTTAATAATATGGAAAATAAACACATTGAAAATGATGTTGCTGCAACTCGTTATATAGATAATAATATTAAATTATTTGAAGTTTATACTATTCAAGAAATTGATGCTGCGCATGAAAAGTTGACTACTTTGTATGAAGAAGTTCCCGCATTTTACGGTCAAACAGAACAAGATAAACTTAAATTATATGAAGCAATAGATAATTTAATTAGAGAATCTCTCCAAGATTATGATAATATTAATGTTGATAATTTACATGAATCATTTACTTTAGTTTTAAATCATATAAAAACACAAAGGAAATCATTAATTGAAAATGTTGAAGTAAAACCTATTGATGAAAATGTTATTGAAATTGCAGTAAATAAATTTAATGAAAAATATGAATCATTGGATGAAAATGATAGAAATTTACTTACAACTCTTATTAAATCAAATGATATAAGCAAAAAAATACTTCTTGAAACTTATAAAACTGAAACTCTTACTATTTTAGAAAGCATATATAAAGATAATGCTAAAGATAGTGTTGTAAATGCTATTCAAAAAATAAAAGAAATGATTTATAAACAAGAAAATGTTGATGATAATATTATCAGCTTGCATGAACTAAAAAAAGAATTACTTTAAGTTCTAAGATGTGTTTCATCTACTTGAGCTTGATAAGAATCAAAAGGTAATTTCATTCCCAATTCATCATAACCAAAATTATTATATAAGAATTTAAATATACTTAATACATAATTAACTCCTTCTAATTCAGAACCGGGTTTATGTTTCGATGCATTTTGTATTGATGTACTGTAAGAAGGGGTACAAGGGAGGTGTTCACCTCTACTATAACCAAATAATGTGCTACTTGCAGTACCTTTAGTGAAATTATCTGAAATATATTTCATATAAACAAATTGTGCCTTAATCATTATTTTAGGATTATCACAAATATTTTGATGTAAAAATGGTCTATTTTTTGGTCCATCTTGCCAATTTATATAACTACTTGGCAAATTAGGATTACTTAAAAAACCAATAGTAAGTGCATCTTTTTCTAATTGAGAAAAGAAATTCTTATTAACTTTAAATATTTGGTCATAAACTGTTGGCATAATAAATTGACTAATTCCTCCTGCAGTACTTACAACTTTTTCATTTTCAGCAACATAATTCCACACCTTATATGCAGATTCTTGATATGCTTGTGCTGCAATAATGTTTGGGTCTATTTTATATAAACCGCCAAATTCATTAAACCAATTAATTAATGCTTCACCTAATTGTTGATTTGTTTTAATATTTCCATTAATATTTGGATTTGATGTCCAAGATTTATTTATTTTTGGGTCGCTATCAGGTAAAGGTCCATTATTTCCAACCAATAATGAGTTACCTGTTCCATTACATGCATTACGAATAAATGTTTTACCTTTTTCAGTTAATGATGTTTTTGCCATATTATGATATTTTAAGTGTATACATTGAATTATATTTTGTTTGTGGAATATCTGTTAAAAGTGCTCCTTGTACAATTTGACCTGCAGATAAATTACTAATATCTTCATCAATACCTACAAATGCTACTGGATTTAGTACACGAGGTACTGGATATTTTAATATTTTAACTCCAGAAAATTCTGTCATCATTTTATTTGGAGTAATTGTATGTTCAACACTTAATATGATATATGCGCCATTAAATAATGGAACATTTTCAATTTGAAAATATTGTGTAGGTTGAATTGTTGCATTACCCATTGAAGTAATGGTTGCTTTATATGACCTATTTTCATATAAATTATATAGATTTTGACCTTTTGGTGTTGGTGCTTCTACTTTATTATCTCCGGCAAGTCTTGCAAGAATATTAATTGATTCGTTTGTGTCCGTATATTCTTTACTATCAATTTTTATATTAGTAAACATCGATTGATTTTGTTCACCAAATCTAACTCTAAATGCACGTACTTGTTGCCAAGGAAATGTTGGATTTTTTATTTCTTGGTCTTGTTTTGTATTATTGTTGTTATCTTTATTATTAATTGAATTAAAATCTGGAACACCCGGATGAAGTAAATCAATAACACCATCATTTACAAATCCATTAGTTTCTGGACTTGATGTTGATGGATAACAAGATGAACCACCAATATACATACACACAAATGCACTTGAAGTTTTTAAAGTGGGAATACTTGTGGTTATTCTAAATGAATCCTCCCAACCTTTATTATCAGCAAATGACATGAAATTTTGAAGTGGAAAAAATTCAAAACCATTGGCGGATAATAATTGTGATAATACACTAAAAACAGAAACATTATTGTCTTCAAATAATTGTGGAAGTAATTCAGCATTAATCATTGTATCACCAATAGGATTCATTGCTCTATCAACAAATGCAAATGAATCAATTAAATCTTTTCCCGCATCATTATATGGATATCCAGTAGTTGTTTCAGTAGGACTTGTTAACCATTTATCATTTATATTTTTAAACGAATAATATGTTTGTGTTATAATATCAATATCTCCCTTTATTTTATCTTGTTTATCCTTTTCTTCTTTTGTTTTATCATTTATTGCAAGAATTTCGCTATTTAATTTTTTGAAAAAAATACTAAAAAATTTATCATTTATTTTTTTTGTATTAGGCTTGTTATTTTTTGTTTTAAGTGAAATATAACCAGCATTATAAGTAGTATCCATTTTAAAAGTAATTTGACTAAATATAACAATATTTTTTCTGGTAATTAATGGTGTAATTATATTATCGCAATATTGTCCATGTGCTAAAGCTGGCAAATTTTCTGAATTTGGGTTTAATAATACATCATATGCGGTTTTTAAGTCTCTGTATATAAAATGTGTAACACCATTATGAGCTTCATTATATAATTTTATAACTGATGATGATAATGATGAGTATCCTTGAGGATTAGAATAAAATAAATTAAATTCATTTTTAAAAATTGCTTTATCTTTTGCTGATAAATATAATTTAACATCGTGTAAATCTGCAGCAATATAAATTCCATGTTCTTGAATAGTTTTACCACTACCAACAGTAAAAAAATTATTAATAGTATTAACCCAAGGAGGATATGTATCACCACCTTCAATTGCATCAATTAATGCTCCAATATATATTGGTAAATAAGCTGGAACTTCAATTACAGCAGTATTGCCAAAAATTATTTCATTTAATCCAATTGTTAAATTAAATGGTCCAAGAGTATATCCAAAATTTGATACAAACATTAGTGCGCTTAAACGTGATTGAGTATTTATTATATCATTAAATATTTCAACATCATGTTGTGATAAAATATTAGTCCAGACATTAAAAATACTTTCATTATAATTAAGATTTGATGCTGGAAAATTTGATGTTCCATTGGGAGCAAGAGCAATATTACCATTAGCTAACATATTATTATACTGTGTTATTATACTACCAAATGAAGTTGCATTACTAAATTTAGCCAAATATCTTGTACCAAAATATATACCATTATATATATATTTTGTTTCACCAACATCTTCGATGTACATTATATTTTCTTGAGTAAATTCAGAATAAAATTGTGGCGGACTGCCATAAAAAATTCTTTCAAAAAAAGAACCCTCTAAATTTGAAATAAAATTATCAATAAGATTGCTTGAATTTTCTGTATCAGTTTTATTTTCTCTTTTTTGTATACCTGATGTATATAAATTAACTCCAACAAATCCAGCATTATTTTTATTTGTATATGCCAATCCATTCATATCATCAGTTGGTGTTATTGGAAAAGCTACGATACTATTATCAGTAAAATTATATAATTTAACACCATTTTCATTTGGCATTGTAGCTAAATAATTATAAAAATTTGTAAGGTTTTGTGAAAAATTATTTATGTTGGTTTTTATTAAATCATTTAATTTTGAATTTGGAATTGCTGCAAGAGATTCGGCTAGATTTACTGCTTCAGAATTAGCATATAAATCAATATATGCATTAGATGCTGTAGTATTTTCAGAAAATTGATATGGAATTGTACCTTGAGATAAAATATAATACCTTCTTAATAATATTTGAAAAATTTGTGCCAAATTATCAGAAGAAGAAGTAACTATTCCAAAATATGGACTTGTTGGAGATGCACCACCAAGTATTGAATCAGATGGAGATACTGGAATCCATTTATATGTTCCATCATCATTTTGTTCAGTTCTCATATTAAGTTCTGCATCAGCATTTTTTTGCGTTTGAAAACTATCAATAAATTCTTGAACTAATGTTAATTCAGGAAAATTAGCACCACGTTTTTGTAATTCAATTGGTGCAATTCTTTCTTGTGTTGTACTAGTTGTTCGAACAATCAATGGAAATGAATAAATATGTTTTCCACTCACATCTGTATTATTATCAGCAATAATATTTTTATCTGGAATATTATTGTGTGCTATTTCTGCTAAATTTGAAGTTTTTCTAAGTGTATCAAAAAAAGTATCAACATCGTGTAAAATTATTTTGAATATATTATAAACAGTTGGCAACATTCCCAAATCTCTTATAATAATATCATTAACCGTATTGTTAATATCTAATGCAAGACTAGTTTTTTGTTTATTTAAATTATTTTTTGTATTATATAAGTTAGTATAATAATCAGTAATATCAAGTGTAACATATCTTGTTGATGTGTTTATTTTTGATTCAATATTATATTTATTATAATTATTAATATTGGCATCAGAAATTTTTATATTTTTTATTGATGATGGTATTATAAGTTTATTGCGATATGAATTTAAAGTATCTTTTAATTTATTAATACGTCCCATATCACCAAGATTTGATGGTGAAATATTAGTTGCAGCAACATATCCAATATATAATCTCATATTTGAATTAGTTACAATTCCAGATGATGATTGTTTTTTTAACATGTCATCAAATTGACTTAAAGAATCAATTTTTTGATAATCAGAATTTTGATTAGGTTGCGTTGCAGGAATTTGTTTTATGTTAGGTGTTATGGATTCTACATATTGTACAATTAAATATATGGTATTACTATTACTTTTTAATTCTTCATTTTTATTAAATTCATCTAACATTATTATAGCATTATCGATTTCTGCTAATTTTTTAAGTACCACATCATAATCTTGACTTACTGGTTGTGTTTTAAATTGTTTATCAATATCTGAATATAAATTTTTTAATTTAAGTATTAATTCAAATGTGGTTGTTGGTGGAGTCTTTGCTTCAGGATTCATTGATATGTTATTTGTAATTAATGGTACATTTACAATATATCTAAATAATATATCACTTAGTGGTGCAAATGTCATTGCAACAAAATCAGCATTAATTACAAAATTACCATTTTCTGCTTGAAATTCTGTCGTATATTTAACAAGATGTAATTTATAAGTTAATGCTTTACCATAGTATCCTTTAACTGTTAATGTGAACATTGGTGGTGGAAAATCAAATAATACTCGATATGGCGAATTTTTGGTATTGAAAAACGATAATCCTCTTATATCTACGAATTGAATTGTAACTTGTGGAACATATGATGAGTTAACAGTTATTTTAATACTTGTAATACCAAAACTTTCAAGAACATCTTTATTACCCATACTACCATCATAATAATTTGTGGTAAAATTTAAATAATCAGGATTATTGGATGTATTATCTTGATTCATTCCCATCATATTAATTTTTACCCCATTATCACTTTCTATTGTTACGTTATTACTATTAAAATTAATAACAGACCTTCCTTTACTTACTGCAGTTAATTCTGCAAAAATAAACATATCTTGATATTGAGGAATACCGTTAACGAACGAAACACCATCAATAAGATTAGTATTTATATTTATATCATTAGGTTCTACAAGAATTACATTACCATTGGTTTCTGAATGAGTATCTTTTATTGTAGGGTCATTTGCCATCTATTAATTTTTTATATAAATACGGAATAACAAAAAATATAAAATTAATAATAACAATCATGTTATTTATACTATTTATTAAAAACAAAAATATGTTAACTCAATCAATATTATTACGGACAATACAAAATGTTTATCCAATATGGGGGGATACTTTTTTTTATTTATTTATTATTTCAGGAATATTAT